GGGTTACCTCGCATACGCTTAATAACAACATCAATTCGATGTCCCTACACTCGCTAATCAACCGTTAAAACTCGATGGGAGTCCAAACCCATCGGTATCGGAGGTTAGGCCGTTCATATAGTGGACGATCCCCTTGCGGGATATCTACCGTCTCACTACGTCGATTTGATGATAAAATCCAATCTAATAATCTAGCATCATCCCCGAGCTTATGTTTGCTCATGGACTTCCCCGAATTATCCGTATTACTTTTTGGACGTTCCGCATCGTATCGCGTATTCGTTGGAGAGTAAATTAAATCTCCGTCGGACGCGACCGTAAGCGATCGACACTCCACCCGTTGATAGCGATTTCTAAATCGCGTCTTCAGATGAGCGTTATTCAAGGTGTGAGTTGGTAAACCCACATAGTTGACCTCTCGGTCGACTTTGATACCAAACTGTGTGGAACTTAAAGGTACTCTGACGATTTGTCGCGTATAGCGATGCATCAGATACTTTCTCGCATTATAAAATTCCGCTTCCCGTAACTGATTGCAGAGCTCAACAGCTCCAGCAGTAGTTCGTGGTCCCGGATCATGCGTGATCATATTGTACTTAAGTTTCATCACGATCGGAGTGACTTCCTCGCCTCCCACAGCAAACATACCACACGACTCTCGTGAGAGAGATCGTCCGGTAAAAGACTTTTCGGTGTTAACCAAGAAGCCGTGTTGCTCAAGAAGCTCGTATAGTCGATCTGTCACACGTGTGTCACAGATTATATCATCTCCGTAAATCCTAAAAGGCTCGAACGACAAGGGGTTAATAAGAGAGCATCCCTGCTCCCCCATAAGGGCCATAACCCGCTTAAAGGTCATGGTCTCATCGTTCAAAACCCTCCTAGATACATCGAGGTATGCCAGTAGTACAAGTACTCCGTAAACTACGCACTGCGTTGGAAAGCAGAGCGCGGACCCCATAGGGGCAAACTTCACTGGGTCAATAATTGACCCATCAGGAAGTTCAACAGTAGTACTTCTGGTTCCTAACAGAAACCTCAGGAGTGATTTATGACTCTTAAACGTACTCTTAACAAGGTTAAGATGCACGGAGTCAGAAGCGGCGCTTAAGTCGATTGTATCGACAGCGGAGCTCCACGATCCA